TAGACCCTTCTAAAAAAGTAACACCTGATGAAGATATTGAATATGAGAAGAAAACTGAATTAGTTCCGGGCAATGTACCGATAACTCATCTTGGTAATTCAAATGGGAGAAACATACATGCTAGTGAGCATAGTGCTTTGCCTCATTATGCTGGTTTTAGAGGAACGCCTAGTTTTGGTGCTATACCTCAACCTGATGGTACAATGATGTTAGGTTCAAACAATGTTGAAAGCAACTTTTTACCTCCGAATGGTTTTACAGATATACATGGGGAAGATACAGTAAATCAATTAAAACAACAAATATCACAAAATGGTGGCATTAATTTAGAAGGTGGGAGTGATGTAATAGGTAGTTCTGTACAAAGTGGAGAATACATGATAAAAGCGAAATTACCTACAGAAATGCCATTGATAGAACCTTTACATAAAATATTTGAAATAGAAGATTTAGAACAACTTAGAGGTTTTACAGGAGAATGGGTTGCATCTCATCATGTTGAAGGTAAAAGATTGAAAATTGCTAGGTCGGGTAATCACATAAAATCTACTACTATAGACAATGAAACATATGGTCTTTCAAATGAAATACTTTCCTCTTTGAGAAAACTAACAAAAAAGAATTATACAATAGACGCTACAAGAACCGATGATGGTTTATACATTAATGATGTTATGCATTATGATAATACAGATGTTACTGATTTGAATACAAGAGAAAGAATCAAATTATTAAGAGGGCAATTCGATAGTCATGAAAATGTACATGTGCCTAGTCCTTCAACATTAAAGGTTACAGACGAAGAAGGTTTAGAAAACGCAGTAAAAGATTTATTAGAACATAATGAAAACGGTAAAATTTTACTTCGAGATGCAAAGTCTTCTTACATGAAGGGTGAAGAAAAACATCCTAAGTGGGTACTTATGACAAAATCTGATGATATTTATCATGTTCCTTTCGGTATGGAGATAGATGATGAACATTTCATATTACACTTTGTTGATGATATTGTGAAGTATGACATATTAGAAGATGATGTATCTAACCCAAGAAGTATGCTTGCTGAATTATCTAATTCACAATACCCTATAACATTAGCAAAAAGTTTGGAAACTTATTGGCGACCTGCATTTTATGAGATGTGGAAAGCCGAAAAAGAAAAACGTATGTTACCTGAACAAAAACCTGATGATGAAAAAATAGAAGAAGAAAGTGCAGGTATTATTGATGCTGATGATGAATCCAGAATTATGAAACCAAAAAGAAAGCAGATGTTGAAAACATTAGAATTGATAGCAAGAGCATTAGACGTTTTGGAAAAAGGACACAGTAACATGGCTGGTAGAGGTTTAGGAATTGATGTAGGAGCACAGATAGAAAGTCCTCGTGGTCCTACCCGTTTAACGTCTGAAGAAAGTATGCCTGACTGGGATATGAAGGAAAGACCCACTGAAGATATGGAAAAACCTGAAAAATATCCCGGTAGACATAAGAAAATGAAGATTTCTGAAGAAAATCATGAAGAAATCGAAGAAGATTTAGACACTTATTGAACCGTTTCATATAAGTATCATAACAAACCAAACAGGAATTAGTGTGCAGCCGAGACTCCAGTACAAACCTTCTGATGAACCTATCAGTTTGCTTAAAGCAGGGAATGAACTCATTGTTGCAGGATATGCCAGTGTTGAACTGGTAGACAAGCAAGGGGACTTAATAACACAGGGAGCGTTAAAAGACGGATTTACAAAATTCATGCAAAATCCATCATATAGAAACGTACAGTTAGCACATTCAAATATACAAGTAGGAGATGTCATTCCAAATTATACGGATAGCGAAGGGAGGTTGTGGAAAAGCGAAGTTGACGATGTCGGAATGTTTGTTGTAATAAAACTACGTGACGACATTGAAAAAGCCAAAGAAGTCGCTGCCGAAATACGAAAAGGTGCTTTACGTGGCTTTAGTATAGGTGGACAGGCATTCAAGAGAGTCAGAAAATCAGACCCTAAACATGGCGATTATCAAGAAATTAGTAAACTCGAACTCCATGAAATCACAATTTGTGAAAAAGGAATAAACCCGGAAGCAACATTCAGAATATTAAAGGAAGATAAACAAGAAGAAAAAAATAAGGTGAATAAAATGACAGAAGATGACACAATGAACCAGATGACCGACGTGCTCACACGATTAGAGTCACGTCTTGACTCAATGGAAAAAGGTGAAAAACCTGCTTTCCTTGAAGATAAAAAAGATGAAAGCAAGGATAAGGAATCCATGAAAGATGACAAGAAAAAAGAGGAAACTGTCGAAAAATCACAAGAATACTCTGATGTTATCTCTTCAGATTACCTAAACTGGATGGAAGACACTCTAAAGAGTGCAGGAGTAGACACAATGGCTGCTCGTGCTCACTTTGATGGCGATTCAGTTGCAAAACAAAACATGGGTTCAACCCCTGAAGAATTGCAAGGTAGTGACGCAACTATGGGTGGTCAAGCACCTCTACGTCAACAAGAAAATGGTAATCCATCCACAGGAGCAGTTGGTAAACTTAACAGCGGTGGAGATGTAAAGAAATCTGATTTCTTGAATCCTACAGACTTAGATGCTTCTGATGTAGAAGCAGCATACGAAGTTTACAAAGCAGCGGCTCTTGAAGAAGAATTCCGTAATACTTTGGAAAGCGATTTTGCTACAAGATATCAAGCAGAACGTGCAGAAGAAATAGCAAAAGCAGAAGCAGCATCTTATGATGCTCGTGGTCCTTTAGATGCTATTACAAAAGCAATTGCTGAACTATCAGAAAGAATTGATAGCATTGGTACACCGGCAGAAGTAGGAGAAACACTACAAAAATCTGCTGAACCACAACATGAAGTTCCATCAACTTCCGACCTAGCACAAATGTCTTGGGAAGAAGTACATCAACTCGCAGGACGAGTCTTTGAGGGAGAGTGAATAAAATGGCAAGAAATTACGTAAGAACAATAACTGATATGGAAAGATACTACTACGGTGCAGGTAACGCAATGGGTTACTCATACTCCGGTAGCGAATTACTGAAAAGCGACAGCCCAATGTTGTCTACAACTGCTGGTACATACCAAGCAATTTATGGACGCAAAGTATGGTCTCAATTGAACCAAGAGTTCAACGCTTTCTCAATACTACCAAAGAAACCTTGGGATAGGTCAGGATGGCGTGTTATAACAGCAAAGCCTTCAGATGCTACTACTGGTTCATTACTTGGTGGAGTTGCAGAAAACGCAACATTACCAGACACACAAAGGCCAACATTCCAACACATAGCAGCAAAACCAAAGACAATCGCTCATACATTCGATATGTCTGAAACTGCTATCTTCCTTGCTGACAAGGATGACGGAATGGGAGATATACGCTCAGTTCTTAAAGAAGAAATGGGTAAACATCACGCAGAATCAATCAACAGAATGTTATTAGACGATGCTGAAAACACAGCAGGTAACAACTTTGAATCTCTTGATAGAGTTACTGGTGCAGATGGTGGTTCTTCCGGTGGATTAACTACTATGGAAACTGGTTCTTCATCAGGAACAGACCACTGTGGTACAAATGACTTAGATATATACAGTATAACTAGAAGTACAAACGATTGGTCAAATGCTGAAGTTGACTGTGGTTCTGATAGAGCAGCAGGTAACAGGAGAACATTATCTCTTGACCAACTTGATGATATATTCCAAAGACTATGGGTACGTGGTGGAAATCCAAAAGTTATACTAACTGGATATGACACATTGATGAGATTACAACAACTATTACAATCTCAACAAAGATTCATGGAAGAGAAGAGAGTTACACCTACATACAATGGAGTAAAGGGTGTACCGGGAATCGAGGCTGGATTCATCGTAGCAACATACAACGGTGTTCCAATCATTCCATCTAAAGACGTTTTTAAAGACGGAATCTCAAGAATGTACTTACTAGATACAGATTATCTTCACTTTAGTACAGCAATACCAACACAATACTTTGAGTCTGGTATAGAAACAGGAGACCCATTCGCAATAAACAGATTAGGACAGGAAGGACTTTACCGAACAATGGGTGAAATCTGGACTACCTTCTTCGGAGCACAAGGGAGTGTAAGAGACCTTAAGTGAGGTTTATTGAGGAATTAATGGAGGAATAAAATATGAGTAATACAATAACATACGCAACAAGCAGCAGTGCAGTATTCACCGAGAGTTTCTCTCTCGATTTATACGCAGGTACACCAGTAGACGACACAGCATGGTTAGACGGAGGAGCAACAGCAGGTAATTATCCGGGTAACATCGATGTGTTTAACGCAAAAAACGCTAACACAACAAATGCTACAGCAGGAGCAAAACTTGTATGTGGTCAATTTACAACAGCATTAGCAAATGATGAAACACTTACCCTATCAGGTGGTGCAACTAAAATCTTAGCAGTGATTGTTGGTGACAACAGTACAGCAGCAGCAGGTGTAACATTGAAGAACATCACAAGTGGTGTTGCTCAATTTACTGTTACATCAACATCAGATGCTTTAGTAACTTGCTGGATGATAGTAGCATAAGGTGATTCTTCATGCCACAACTAAAATACGTTGGTAAATATTACATGTCTTCTGGACCAGCAGGTTTCGGAAAGACTGTATACCGAGGTAGACTATATGAAGTTACACAAGAATGGTGTGATGCATATGGAGCAGCATTAGGTTCTGATTACGAACTAATAGGGTCAGAACCTAAGACTGTTGATAAATTGAATGATGGAATACCAGACTCCGGTTGGAGAGTGGGAGACATCAAGAAATGGTTGAAAGCAGAAGGAGTTTCTTTTGGTGCAGGATACAGGACAAAAGGTGCATTATTGGGTTTAGTAGAGGAACATCTAAATCCAGCACCACCTGTGGTTGAAGTAGAAGAAGCCGCTGAAGTGGTAGAAGAACAAACAATGGAGTGATAAAATATGGCAACAGTAACTTTAGATAGCAGACCTAGTGTAATGGGTAATTTAATGATGGTAACAGGAAGTTTTACAGCAGATGGCACGTCACAAACCGTGTCTCTAGGAGATTTTCTATCAACTATTGACTCATTTACTATTATGCCAGTAAAAGCATCAGTAGTAGCAACACCAGTCGTAACAATAGACACAGACCCGGCAACCGATGTTTTACTAACAGTAGTAAATACAGAAGCATATAGATTTATGGCATTAGGACAACGCTAAGGCGGTGTTTTAATTGGCAGTTAGTCCTAAAATACAAGTGATTGGACCTTTCTCACCGAAAGAGTTCTCTACAACTGGTTCATACAACACAGCAGGTAGTGTTAGTAAAGCAATGACTGATGCAGCAGCATCTACACCCGGTTCTACCTTAGTAGCAGCAGAACCAATCACTGTTTTAGGTAACGTATTTTTAATATTAACATTAACAGGCAGTGCATGAGAGTGAGGGATATGGATGGGTTTCGATGTTAGAACATTAGAAATCGATGATATATCAAGAGCACAAAAACAAAATGTTAGGATTGATACCGCTTATGATAGCGGTGCTGTTATTGACGAAAGAAATCCATTAAAGGGTGTCACAAGAAATCAGCGAGCCAGAACAGAAAATGTTGGCGACGTTTTGAACATAGGTGCAGGGACTAGGTGTACAAACTGCGGTATGCTTCATTTTATGTGGAGAGCAGATTGTGGGGCTTGTGGCAAACCTATGGAATATAATAAAGGTCATAGAGATGATAGGAACAGGTTGTAAAAATGCCTCAAATATTTAGTCCGGGTGAAGGTGAAACAAGACCTCTTGACCCCGATGCTATAGTGTACACTACTGCTCAAAAAGTAGCAGATTTGCTTGATATAGGACCACAAGAAGCGGTGTTGATGTCTGCTAATGCAGAAGCAAATGCAGTTTTCATTACAGGTTCTGATTACAGAGCCATAGGTTTTGGTGTAGGAGATACAATACTTATCTACAGTGATGCTGACCCTATGGGTTTAGAACGTGCAATCACTGCCATAACTACATCGACAGGTGGTGTAAAACTAGCATTTTCATCTGCAATAAATCCCGGTTTATATGAAACAACAGATAATGGTTATGTGCAGAATCAAGCATCTTTTTCCGATGGTAGAACAAGAGGTCTTACTAAAACGAAAGTGGAGACTATCATAAAACGTATGCAGGATAAGATAGATAGTGAAACTCATAATGCTTGGAGACCGTATCTTGTCAGTGCAGAATATATTAATTTTGATACATACAAACCTTACAGGCGTAGATACTATACAGATTACGTAGGAACGACTCCTCTGCTTTTTAGAAATGTTCAACAAATATTGAGGCTTGAACTGTGGCAAGGAGATGACTATAGAGAAATTGGTGCAGCAGAAGCACGTATACATATTCCTGACAGTGTACAAGCACTTTCTGGTTCTATTGTTATGTCTCCGGGTAATGGTAGTGCTGCTACTTTAACCATAGGTACTGGTACTAATCAATGGAGAAGTGCTTTTGATAAAATTACTACTGCACAAAATCTTGCAGACTTAATTAACAAAGAAAATAGAGTGAGTAAAGCCGCTATTGATTTTAGTCCTGCCTTTACACTCGAAGGTAATACTGCTAATGTTGCACTTCATAATGAATTTTACGCTTCAGCCAATTCTGATTATGGTACAGGTATAGTCAAAGTTACTAGTATGAGAGGTACAAAAGGTGGAGAAACTTGTAGTATAGTAACTACTAATTCTAACATAAGCATTAATCAAACTACACAGGCTGATGCTACATTCAGTAGTCTTGATAGTACAACAATTACAGTAGATAGCACTGCTGGTTTTGTTGATGCTGGAGTTGTTGTTGATGCTAGTGGTGATGTTTTCAGTTATACAGGAAAGACATCAACAACTTTTACAGGATGTACAATTGTAGTTGGTAGTGCTTTATCCGATATTGGTGGTGCTCTTACTCAACATTCTTTAGTTGTAGATTTACAAGGTGGTAGTTCCAGTGGAGACCAAGGTAGGTTGAGAGATTGGTGGTTCGACCATGAAATGGGTATTATTTACTTCAATAATTCATACCCATTTTTCGAGTGGAATGCAATCAAAACTTCTTACATTTATGGTGAAAGATATCTTGAACAGGCTATTGAAGATGCTTGTACAAAATTAGTTGCTATTGATTTATTGATGAGTGATGATAGGAGTATACTCATACCCGAAGGTTCGCAGAATGTTGATTTAGCATCTAAAATACAACTATATAGAGCAGATGTAGATAGAACTATGGCTCGATATAAAGAGGTGGTTCTCTTTGGTTAAGAGAGAAACTTTGCTCGGTAAAGAGAGTAGAGAGGAATTTGAACGTGCTCTTATTGCAGATTTCACTAAAGATAAAAAATTGCAAAAAGAACTAAATGAAGGTTTCACACAGTATCCTCCTAGTCTTAGAGAAATGAAAGTTTCACAAGAAAAATACAATGATATACTGAGTGAAGAAGAAATCGAACAAGTAGTTGACAAAAGGATGTTAACTGAATCACCTATATTGAAAGAATATAAATTAAAACAATCCGGTAAAGATATTATTCCTGATGTAGATAGACATCACATAGAAGTTAACAAAGTGATAAAGGTGAGGAAGTAATGGTTGCAACATTCAAAGAAGGTCTCGATGTTGTAATTGATACGTTCAAGGATAACTGGAATAGGGCTAACACAGAGAATATCAAACCTATAATTATAGATATTGCAGAAACTTCTCCAGAAAGAGGTAAGCGTATAAATTTACAAAACAGTGATTATGTCTTAGTATTTGAGACTGCACATAACGAAGAAATACCTGATATTCTTTATGATTTTGTAACCACTAGAATAAATATTACAGTTGACATTAGAACTTCAAAAAGCAGAAAGAGACTTCAGCAAATGGAGAATGAAATTAGGAGGTGTACCCATCTAAATCGCAAAGGAGATGGGGTTAACTTCGATAGGTTAGTATATAAAACCCGTACAGACCTGTCTGACCGGAGCAAGATGTTGTTCCGAATGACCTTTCAAATTGAGGTCGTAGTCTTTGCAGAACAAATACCATGAGGTGAAAAATTATGCCATCAACAGTCTATAAAGGTGATTTATCAGAAATTTCTTTCGGTCACGAAAGTGGTATGAAATTAACTCATGACTATTCTTCAAGTTTTATATTTACTGCGAAAGCAAGTGGAACTTGGGCTTCAGATGAAACGAGTATAATAGAATTTAGTGGAGGTGCTGCTAACACACCTTGTAATAGTGGTATTTTAGAATATCCTATAGGTATGTTAGTAGGTGCAAAACTTTGTTTTCACGGTATGACTGCAACTAGTGGAAATAGATTTTATGCAGATGATAATGCATCAAATGGTTCTATCTTCACAATAGTAAAACACGCTGTTGTTGGCGGTAAAACACAACTGACTATTCATCCTAGATTAACAACTAATCACACTAATGATTGTCCATCTGCTGCTATTGCTGAAATTATAGAAATTTTACCTTATACTGCACCAAGTATGGATGTAGCAATGACATATGCTGCAAATGCAAATGCTTCTGCCGAAAGAGTGTTAACTGACCAGTTTGTTGGAATAATGAATGTAATAGCGTTACCTGAAACTAAAGTTGATTTGAAAAGATATCATGTAGTTGGTCTTGGAAGAGATGTTGCTGTACAAGTTCCGGGTAGATTCACCAATGTAGGGGGGTCTTTTGAACACAATTTACATAATTCTCGATGGTTATACTACGCATTAGGTAATGAAGTAGTAAATATTACTGGTGAAACTGGTGGTGCTACTTTTCTCTTAGACAGTGCTGTTGAAGCAGGTGCTAGTAGAATAACATATGATGGTGGTAGTGCTGCACCTACTATTAATGGTAATATAGGTGCAGGGGATTATGTAGTTATTGAAGCAACTTCTGATGATGATATCGACATTAATAGTTATAGAGAAGAAACTACAAATGGTATATTTCCAACTGTAGGTGCATCTAATATAATCACAAAGGCTCGACCTGAAGAAGTAAGAAGAATTGTAGCGATTCATGATTCAAGTGGTTCAGGTACTATTTGGTTAGATGGTCCGTTAAATTTTTCACATCCTGATAATCGCCCTATTAAATTTATAAAATATCTTGCTGATAATTCTACTAGTTCTCCTCATAGAGAATCTAGCGGTAATCTACAAAATCCAGTTTCAAAATTAATATTTTCTAAATCTCATCTTCCTTCTTTTTCATTAGAAACTAGCATAAGAAGAAGAGATATAGATAGTTCAGAAGTGATTGAGGCAACAGATGGAGGTGCAACAGATTCTAAACAACTTACTCGTGTATTTCGTGGTTGTAAAGTAAAAGACTTTGTTCTTACTGCCGATAATGATGCTGCTCTTAGGATGACAGTTAACTTCGATGCTGCTCTTTGTTATACTGATACTGGTAGATTAGAAGGTAGTAATGCAGGAGATAGATACGATATTCATCGTTTATTTGAAGAAACTGCTGAAACTGATATTAAAAGAAAGAAATCCGGTATCGAAAAAGGTACTCAAAAACCATTCATGTTTTACAACGGTACAATAAAAGTAGCCGGACAAACATTAGGTCAAGTCATATCTTTTACCTTAAATGCAAAAACTGGAGTAGAACAACATTATGTAATCAATGGTTCAAATATAGTAGATGCTGCAACAGACCAAGTTCCGTTTGCTGGCTCAAGAAATCCTTCACTTTCAATTGAAGGTAAAACTGAATACGAACTTGATATGGAAATTGTTGTAGATGACCCTGTATTTTATCACAATATGAGGAGAGCAGTACATAACTTTGATGAAACTACTACAGATACTACCGATGCAGACATGATACAATTATCTTTCCTTAAACAAGGTACTGGTGCTACAAGAGAAAGTATAGACATAGTTACTGACGATTACTATATTGTAGAAGCACCACTTCCAATACCTGAAGATAAAGGTGCTATCAGAGCCACATTAAAAATCATGCCTAAAAACATTAGAGTTTTAGCAACTGACACGGTACTACATTCTTAGGTGATAATATGTTAATGGCTATACAAAAAGTAAGATATTATCGAAAACACGGCAAACGTGCTTACATAAATTGGATTCACAAAAATGACTATTCAACTGTCGATTTGACTAAAAATAAATTTAATTTCTTAATGTCACAACCTAGTAGAAAATCAATTGATAGAGAATTATTTCTTATGTTGACTGCACCTGCTTGGGTCACAGCGGCAGAAGATGTTCTTTCAGAAGAAGTAGAAGAAGTAGAAGAAGTAGAAGAAGTAGAAGTGGAAGTCATAGATTCACCTTTTTCTGTAGATATCGATTATAATTCTATGACAATACGTGAACTGCAAGATATATGTAGAGAACGTGGACTAACAATTCGAGGTACAAAAGCCCAAGTCGTTCTTAGACTAAAGAGAGATGATGAAGGTATTACCGAAGAAACACAACCACATGATGAAACCGAAGCCCCCTCGGAAGAGGCTGTTGAGGAATCATCGGATGCCCCCGCTGATGAAGCGGCTGTAAACGAGGAAGTGAACAATAATGATAGTGGACAAGAACCAAATATTGACGAAGAAGAATAATGAAAAACACGAAATAAAAGTAGACCCTAATAATCCAGATGCCGTAATGGAGGTTTGGATAAGAGAAACTACTTTTTTAGATATACAGCGAGCAGCACAAGAAATGTTCGATATGACAGGTGGCGAAGTCACTTTAAACTTAGAATCATATTGGAGATATGCTTTTGCAAACTGGATAGTAGAAACTAATCCTTCTCTCACTCCTCAAGAAATGACACAACTAACATCATATGTTGGTGAACAAATAGCATCAGTTTTACCTAAGCCTGAAGAATTAGCAGAGGCAATGCAAGGGGGGTTTACCAAAGCGAACAACGAATGATTCAGAAGTTTCTAAAGAAAAAAATTATAGAAACATCTGATGATTTACGTTTACAAACTGAGTTGTTCGCATATAGAGTAGCCAAACATTATAACATATCATTAATGGAAGTGAATCAAATGGATATCAAAACATTTCAACAATCTTTATCTTGGGCTTTAGCGGTTGACGAAGAACAAGAAAAAGAAAGTGAAAGAGCAAGAGTATCTTCACAAAATAACAATGAAACTATTAGCCTCGACTACGCCTTCTTGAACGAGGAGGAGTTCTAATGTCGTCATTAGTTTCTATGATGAGTGCATTAGGTGGGGTTGCACGTACATCTACAACAATAATGAAAACTATCTCACAAATAGGTAGTGGTGTACAAAATATCGGACAGTTTTTTGCAGATGCATTTAACAAAGCAGGTAAAGCAATACATGACGTTTACAAACAACTTTCTGCTTGGTATGATGAATACATCAAACCTAAATTTGATTGGTTATCAGACAAAGCAAGTTCGATAGTAAATATATTTGTTGATATGGGTGAGTTAGTTTCTTCTACTTGGAGTAGCATTATAGAAAAAATAACTAATCTCTACAACACTAAAATAAAACCTATATTTGATTTTAATCTATTTAGTAGTATGCAAGGTTATTTCAATTCTTTCAAAACAAATGTCGAAAGTGGTCTTCAAGAAATAGAAGATAAGATAAAAAATTCTTTAATTTACAAAGCAGGTGTTGGAGTCAAAGGTGTTGGTGAGGATGCAGTGGATGCTGTTGGAGATGCTGGTGGTGAAATAAAACAAACACTAGGTATAGATTTGAAGATTAGTGGTTTGGCTGGCGATTTAGCAGATTCTATTGGCGATGCTGTTGAAAAAGAAGTAAAGAGGGCATTAGGTGTATTTAAATTCCGTGGGTGATATAAATGGTTGCAGCAGGTACTCCTATTCGTTTAATCCATGAAAATGGAGATTTTACTGAATTAGATGCTACCAGCATAACTCTTGAAACCATCAGAAAAGCAGGAAGTAGTTCCATACCTTTTGGTGGTGGAGGTAGATATAATCTTGATTTGAATTTGCAAAATGCTGAGATTATGATAGATGGAATTTTTGTAGATGATAATATTGAAACAGCAGGTATAGGTGCTAGTGCAAAAATAAATTGTGTGATTAGTAAAAGTATTAGTAACGTTGTATTTGCTGTGTCTAGCGTATGGGTGAAAACTAACGATTTAAACAACATGCTAGGTGATGTAGTTACTAGTTTTGATAGTGATGAAATAATAGCATCGAACAGGTGTCTCATCACGTTAAAAGATGCTTCGGGCAATTCAAAATATATACCTCTTGTTAGAGTGGCTGATAATACTAGTGGTACTTTTGCAACAGTTGCAACTACTGACGATAATACTAATATAACAGATTTAGGTACTAAAAAATTTATTAAGATAATTACTAATGTGAGTGGTAATAATACCGTAAGAGGAGCATCTTTAGCAACTGCGATAAAAACTTTCATTGATGCTGAATATTCTTCTTCTTTTACCACTGAATTACTCGATGAGACACGGTTTGGTGAAACTAGACAAAATGTTATAGTTAAAATTACTCAAGTGGTAGGTGGTCAAAATGGTAATAACAACACACCTATTTTCACTCCAAGAACAGGTACTACCACATCTACAAAAAAACCTCAAATGACTGTATTTAGAGGTGGTGTTAATAGCATTAAAAAATCAGCAGGTGATAAAGTACAGGACTTGTACGGTATCATAAACAACTCAAGAAGAACTGGTGGTTTGAGAGGAAATAAAGATTTATTTTTAAAACCTACATTGTATAGAAGGAATGGAGAAAATGATGGTTTCAGAAGACCGACAGATAATAGTGGAGATTACATAGTAGGTATACAGATACCATTTAATTCAATGGTAAATGTAGGCAATGAAACTTATGTTGCAAGAAATTTTCATATGCCTACTGGTCGCAATAAATCACCGGAAGATAAAGGTGCTACAGCGGCTATGGCCGTTGGTACAGAATTTTCAGAAACAGATAAATCAACAGGTATACAAGGTTTTGTCAAAAAACTTTCAATAGATTATGATGCTGGTGAAACTGTATATAGATTTAAAATGGTATTTTTACCAGTCGATTGGATGTTTTAAGATGCCTGTTATTTCTACTACTAATCATGCTTTCTTTTTTGATGGTGTAACTGATAGTATAATAATACCACAAGGTAATTCTAGTACAGATAATACTAGCAGAGGTTTATTTAATTCTAATCCTAATTCCGGTTCAGATAACATATTAAGTTTAACAGATGAAATTACTATAGAGGCTTGGGTTGTACCTGATTGTGGTGGAGTAATAGTAGAAAAAGAAAATTGTTTTAGTTTATCTTTAGGAAATGTAGACACACCCGGCCCTGCTGTTTTCAATTTAAATTTACTTGATACTGCAAAAAATGAAATAGAAACAATTCAATTAACTACTGCTTATTTGACTAGTAATGGGTATGACGGCACTATATTCCCACCTTCTACATTTACAGGTATACACGACTCATACAATAGATTCAATAGCAGTTATGACGATGCCACAACATTGAATATTAATCATAGACCATTGATGCATGTTATTGCTACTTTTAATTCAAAGAAAGTTCAACTTTACATAAATGGTATATTAATGGCAGAACAAACTTTGTATAACGATAAATTTATTTTGTTAAAAAATAATAATCCTATATTTGTTGGTGGGAAAGGAGGGAAGTTTAGAGGGATAATGGAAGCAATACACCTTTGTACTTCTTTCACAAACGATATGATACAAGGTGAAGTACCTGCTGTTAAAGATGACACGTTGTTATTATTTAGGTTTGAAGAACCAATTGCACCCATAGAATCTGTATATCCACTTAATTTTAGTGCATCGGCAGATTCTACAACAATATATCTTTCTCCTACTAACGCAGCATCATTGGCTACCGAACTTACAGGTTCATCACAAACTTCAGGTACTATAGATTTCACAATATCTCCTTATAGTAGTGGTAATTACACAATTACACAAAGCACGAAAACTGCTACTACTTCTCATTCAGTGCCACACGTTCCTTACAATTTATTGCTAAATCCCAATGGTATAAATTTAGATACTTTGAAACCTAGTCAAAAACCTCCTGAAAGAGTCAGATTAGAAAGTATAAATATTGATACTGGAGCATTAACGATATCTAGTATTCATCTTGATTTTGCTACTAACTCGAATGGAAAAAGAGGTCTTTTACATACATATAGCGAATTGGATAAACCTAAATTTATTGTTTTAGGTGCTGATTTATTAATTGATAGTGGTACTAGTCGACCTTATCAACCTCCTCACTTTTCTTCACAAGCCATAGATAGAACGGGGCAGATGGTGATAGATGAAAGTGATTTAGAAAATCACGGATTTGTATTTTCGTCTAACATGGCAACTACTGTAAATGACACAGATAATCCTTTTGCTGCATTGTGGCCTACTACTTTAGATGAAGGATATCAAATAGGGCATAGTGGTAGACATATAAAAAATCACGTTAAAGGTCATACTTTTTTACGAATGTTACCAAGAGCAGAAAGAGAAATAATCGATTTAAAAGGTGGAGGTCAAGTTGATTTAGTAGATGTGGTTTATGATAATACAAGAGAAGGTATTAAAGACCAAATTCCAGTAAATAGTGAAGTCGATGTTTACAGAGATGCAGGTACTTACGATATAAAAAATGTTATCAATTCTTCTACAGTTACTGCTGTTTACAATGATTTCCAAGATGTTACTGTATCAGATGGTAAAGAGAAGTTAATTGCTTTAGGTGGTACAACGTTTGATTACAGACCTTTCATGTTAAAGGGTCAAGTACCTACATATGGTACTACACCTGATGCTAATACAAGAAAACATCATCTTCGCCCTAGTAAAGAAAGTAGAGTTGCCTTATTGCATATACCTTTGTTGAGAAGTACATATAATCATGCACCTTTTATTGAAGTCCATTATAATGCTATAGATTTAACAGGAGCATCAATGAACAGTTATGATGGTAGCACAAGAGTAAATACTGCTCAACCTTTACTAATGGTGGAAAAGACTGTACCTGCTTCTAATACTGCTTTTGTTAATGGTGATACTACAGCCTATCTATATGATATCATTGTTAGTCAAATAAGTTCTTTAGGTAGTTTAACGCTTTATTCACCCGGAGGTTATGTTGAATTTGACAGTTCAGAAAGTGACAATGACTTTGCTGTTAACGAGTTAGTTGGAGATAATAGTGAAGGATATGATGCTGATGATGATTTAGATGAAAGTTATACACCTGCAAACTTTACTCCTTATGCACAAGGTTTGGTAGGTAATTCGCCACCTAAAATTGTTTTAGAATCATCTAGTCAAAATGAATCTCATCCTTCTATTTTTAATAAAGTCTACTTTCCTAAAATTCAAACTAGCAAAAATTTGACAACATCTAGTAATATAACTAGAATAGAGCCTGAAGTAAATGTTGGAAGTCCTTCAGATGGTCAGTTTGATACAGGGGTATCAGGAGTATCTTCATCTGTACACGAATTCTTTGATGTTATTGACAATATTATAGATGTAGACAATCCATCTTTAGCAGACATGGCATTGATTATACAACCTTGTGATAGGACTAGAACTAATCAATTAGCACATATCAAACATGCTTTAGATGACTCAAATGATGTTAACCAAATGAGTTTGTTATATCTACTTAACAGGGCAGTGATAAGAGGTATAAAAGAAACTAATGATGAAGATGGTTCTTTTACCATCATAGAATGTGAAGGTATTTTTACTCCTTTTGTAGCACAATCTATAGACTTCAAAGGGAAAGGTAGTCCTGATTCTCATATTGTTAAAGAAATCGAACCTAATGCTCCTGTTGTCACAGTCACTTTAGGTGGTCCGGGTCAAGGTGCAGTAGATACTAAACCTACTTACGATGAAAGTAAACTTAGTAGATTGCCATTTTCTTCAAGAAGGTCATATTCAGTAAGAGCAGATTACCTAAACACAACTAGTGGAGGTAGTATTACTGTTTCACCATTAAATAATCACTCTAGTGATATGAAGAGTTGGGGTACATATGGATTTCCAAAAGTTGGTTACATATATTTTGAAGATGGGAGTAAAGCACGTTATCAAAGTAAATCCGGTAACACTTTCACTTTTCAATCCGGTGCAGCAGACATAGGTTCTGGTTATTATGTAGCACATGATGGTACAGAATTTGCTTTAATTAAACGTCTATTACGTTATATTGGTTATATTTCAAATGATTCAACTTCAACAATACTTCAAATTAATAAAACAGTATACAGTGAACCGGATTTTGGTGATGAAAGTTTAATTGATAATGGGTCAACTGTAAATGACCGTATGTTTCAAAAAATGAATGGTGTTAATCATGATTACCAACTAGGTACTCAATTCGCTAGTACAAGAGCATTAGCAGAAATTCCGTTTTTTGATAATCAATTTTTTGGTAAACATGTAGGACCAAATAATTCTTTCAAAATACATTTAGATGCTACTATGACTGCACATAGTTACAATCCTAGTCCGGTAGGAAAAAGGCCGATTGATTTACCTCCTGCTGATAGAGAAGTAGAATCTGCATATAGTTTTGGTGATAACAGCCCATTTACATCCACTGTAATAGAAAGTTTATCTGGAAATAATTTAGTTGTTAAAGATATTAATATATTTCCAACACCTGAACTTGCTGCCGATTATCAACAAATAACAAATAATACCACTAGTAGATATAGAAAGGTGTTTTTACCAAGTGGTGATTGGGCTTTTTATTCAGCGATAACTACAAACACTAAAACTCT